ATTGACGTTAACGCTATGCACGAATTAACCCGGCTTATTTATATCCCCTTACAACGGCCACCGAAGGAAATACAAAAGCGTTTCTATATGACCGACGACCAGGGACAAATCGTTTACGACCGGCTCGGAAATCCGCACCCTATCGGCTATAAGGGGACCAAGTCGCACCCGGAGCTTAAAGACGCATTACTCGAGGAAATGGACGCCTTTTTGTTTACATGCCGAAAGGATTACCGGGAGTTATGCCCGAACGATAAAGAAATCTATTGCGGCGAGTTCCTCCGGGGCGCGCTATACAACGCGTGTATTTCAACCGAAGCGGATATCTACCAAAAGCATATCGAATCGCAATACGAATTCACGAAGGACGGCGACGCGTTTATCAGCCTGGACGCTATCCGGGGTAATATAACAAAGTATTTACAACGCGACCGCATGAAGTGGTTTAAGTCCTACCGGGTCGAGGAATACGTCCTTACGCTCGAGCGAATCGGCGAACGCCGGCTTAATCAAATGGGTAAGCAAATCGCACAATATAAGCTTACAACCGTCGACGGCGAACGCGGCTTTACGAACATTAAACCGAAAAAAGATAAAGGGACCGGGAAAGTATGAACAATGTAAACAACATGCGCGAACCCGAGGAAGGAATCCAGGTTCCCCGATGGTTATACGAAAAACGAAAGGCCGGTTTATGAGCCCCGAGGACTATTACGGGAAAGATTGTTGCCCCGTATGCCGGGGCCACGGAGCAATAACGGAAATCGATCGAGGGCCGTATTGCTTGGAAATAATACCGACAAATCAGCAAGAAACCTGCCCGGCCTGTAATGGCAAAGGGCATAAAAAAGAAAAAGAAAAGGCCGACTTATGACAATGGAAATTTACGACATGCCGGACGAAACCCCGGAACAATTCGTCGACGCCCTGGTCGAGGGCCTCGCCCGTAAGCATACGTTCCAAGCCATATTCAAGGACCAACGCGTTAAATATATGGTCGTCCCGGAGTGGCAAAAGGAAATGTATTTCGTAATCGTACCGGGCGAATTCGACCTCGTCGGCCCGGAGTTCCTCCGGTTTAATAAGCTCGCCGAGCGGAACGGGTGGGCGTTCGCCTGCCAAATGGGGATAAGCTTTTGTAACAGCGAGGTAATATTGCGATATGTTAAACGCCTCCCGGACGACGAAGACAACAACGAAAGGACCTAACACATTGAAAATACATATAGAAATTAAACAAGAGGGGAATCGTTCCTTATGTGGATTGTTACGGGTGTCCGACGCGTATCTTATGCCCCACGCAAACGGTGACAACTTGATCGACGAGCCGGACGCCTGTTTTAAGTGCCTTAACACCTGGATTAAACAGAACGACACCGCCCCGGAAGACAAGGACGAACCCGACATGGTAAACCACCCGCCCCACTATACGAGCCACCCTTCCGGGGTTGAATGTATAGATATTACTCGCCATATGGGGTTCAATCTGGGCAACGCTTTGAAATACATTTGGCGCGCCGACTTAAAGCACGACGACAACGGCGTCGAGGACCTTAAGAAAGCGATTTTTTACTTAAACGACGAACTAAACAAAAGGACCGTAAACAATGGCTAAGAAACCCACGAAGAAAACCGACAACCAGGACCCGCAGAACGACCCGAACCAGGGCATTAACCCTCAAGGCCCCGCACTACGTAAGGCCCTCGAGATACTAAGTAAGTCGCTCGACGCCGCGCACGACGGCGAACCGTACAACCTCGAGGACCTAATACTGGCGTGTGATTACTTAGTCCGGCTCGGACATATGTCCGAAAAGGTTAAACGTGTAATCCTTGGCAAATACGACTACTACGATCGCCCCCGTTATTCGTCGAGCGAGAAAGGCGGCGACGATGGAAAATAGTATCCCCCTGGGCGACGGTGCTTACGCGACCTTTACAGGTTACAGCTATATACTAACGGCCAACCATGCCGACCCCCTGCAAGCGACCGACGTCGTACACCTGGACGAACGCGCGCTCGAGAATCTTATCGCATTAAAGAGACGTTGCGAGGAAGCAAGGGT